CTATGGCGGCAGTGCAGTCTCGCGTCCACTTTGCTATGAAGTTAGAATTTAAACTACTCAAGCGTATTATATCCGAGAACGCTCCGCAGGATTATGAGTACTTACCAGAGCGCGGTGAGGCGTCAGCACGTGTAAGCGACTACATGATGGTTGATGTTATACCTGTATCTGACCCGAACAGCTCTACTATGGCTCAGCGAATAGTGCAGTACCAGACGGTTATGCAGATGGCGGCTGCAACACCAGAGATATACGACCTACCACAACTACACCGCCAGATGATAGAAGTGCTAGGCATAAAGAATGGTGAGAAGTTAGTACCTATCGAGTCCGACATGAAGCCTAAGGACCCTGTTAGCGAGAACATGGACGCCCTCATAAACACACCTATGAAAGCATTCGAGTATCAGGACCACGAAGCCCACTTAACTACACATACATCGTTCATGCAAGACCCGATGATGATGCAAATGATTGGTCAGAACCCACAAGCCCAGCAGATTATGGGTGCCCTGCAGGCGCACATGGCGGAGCATTTAGGGTTTAGTTATCGTAAGAAGATAGAAGACAAACTAGGTGTTAAGTTACCACCTATGGGCCAAGAGCTACCTGAAGAGATAGAGATTGAACTATCACGTGTTATGGCGGAAGCTGGACAGCAGAACACACAAGCTAACCAGCAGCAAGCCGCGCAAGCACAGGCTCAAGAACAGGCTCAAGACCCAGTTATGCAGCAGAAGCAGATGGAGCTACAGATTAAACAACAGGAGCAGCAACGTAAAGGACAAGAGTTCCAAGCAGATGCTATGCTGAAAGCTCAAGAGTTGGAGCGTAAAACAATCAAGGACCAAGTTGATGCTCGCCTGAAGGTTAAACAGTTAGAGCTAGATAGAGAGGAGATAGCACTAGACGCCCAAGAAGCAGGGGTCAAACTACGTCAGTCAGAGGTTATGGATACTAACAACCTAGACTTAGAATTAGCAAATATGCTACTACAAGCACGTAAAGACAGAGGGGGTCAGTAATGGCCGAAACAGTATTTAGTGTACTTAAAAAACAGATTAACGAAGAAGTTACAAGCCATTCCGATTTTGTAGCGGGTGGTAGCTGTAAAGACTTTTCAGATTACAAACTGGTGGTGGGGAAGATTCGAGGTCTCAACTCCGCACTCCAAAATATAATGGACCTCGAGAAAAACTATACGGATGATGAATAATGAAACAACAAACTCAGTTAGGCGCGATTGATTTATCAAAAGCGCGAGAAGCTCTAAGCGGACCTACTGATGCGGAAATGGAAGCTCAGCTTCCGATACCTAAAGGCTATCGAATCTTGGTGGCGTTACCCAGCATGGAAGAAACATTTGCGGGTAGCTCGCTTATTAAGACCGATTCACAGAAACATCGAGACTATATCACCACGATAATGGGCATAGTTATTGACATGGGCGAAGATGCCTTTGGCGATAAAGAGCGTTTCCCTAGTGGACCATGGTGTAAGCAAGGTGACTATGTGATGTTCCGCATGAATACAGGTACGCGATTTAAAGTGAACGGTAAAGAGTTTCGTCTGATGAATGACGATTCTGTTGAAGCTGTTATCCCTGACCCACGCGGCGTAATGGCTGTTTAGGAGAATAATTATGGCATTCCAAAAAGTAGAATTTGAGTTTCCGAATGATGACGATGATAAAATCGAAATCTCCCCGTCAAGTGCTGAACCCCTTGCGAAGGGCGGTAAGGAGAAAGAAGTCGAAGAAGATTTCGAACTAGAAATAGTTGACGACACCCCCCAAGCGGACCGTGACCGTAAGCCTTCAGACCCACCAGAAGATGTTACCGACGATGAGCTCGAGAACTATTCTGAGAAAGTGCGTAACCGTATTAAGCACTTTACTAAGGGTTACCACGACGAACGACGCGCTAAAGAAACAGCGTTTAGAGAGCGTGAGGAGTTAGAGCGCGTTACTAAACAGCTAATGGGCGAGATTAATAAGTTAAAAGAAACAGGTAATAAGAGCCAAACAGCACTCATCGCCCAAGCTAAGAAAAACGTAGATACTGAGTATGCACAGGCTAGAACTAAGTACAAAATAGCGTACGAAGCCGGAGATTCCGATGCCGTCCTAGACGCACAAGAAGCTATGGGTAATGCAAAGGCTAGACTGGAAAAGATAAATAATTACCAAGTTAAACCTTTACAAAGCCCTGAGCGTAGTGTAAAAGATAACAGTAACGAGTCAACACAACCGCAGCCAGCGCAGACGCAGACTGCCGCTGTTGATGAAAGAGCCGCAAGTTGGGCTAAAGAGAATACGTGGTTTCACACCGATACTGAAATGACAGGTTACGCCTTAGGGCTGCACAACAAGTTAGTTTCAGAAGGGGTAGACCCTAAGTCAGACGACTACTACGAGACTATAAACTCCCGTATGCGAAAGTTGTTCCCAGAACGGTTCGAAGGAGAACCAGATAGACAGTCTAGGTCATCGAGTGTAGTTGCACCCGCCACGCGGAGCACAGCGCCTAAGAAAATTAGGCTTACGCAAACACAAGTACGACTAGCTAAACGTCTCGGGCTTACTCCCGAACAATACGCCAAACAGGTTGCATTAGATATGAGGAAGAACGGAAATGGCTGATAACAGATTAAAGCGCGATATTGAAACTCGTGAAACTACGACTCGAACGAGGTCATGGCAAAAGCCTGAACTTCTGCCTACTCCAAACGCGGAGCCGGGATATGAGTTTCACTGGGTACGAGTCGCTACGCTAGGTCAAGTTGATGCTATGAACGTATCTTCAAAACTGCGTGAAGGTTGGGAACCAGTTAAAGCTACTGACCACCCAGAAATTACGATGGTGTCTACCGAAAATGAACGGTTTAAAGACAACATTGTTATTGGTGGTTTAATGTTGTGTAAAACACCTACTGAGTTTGTAGAAGAGCGTAATGCCTACTATGCCCAGCAGAGTAAAGCACAGACTAACTCGGTTGACCATAACTTCATGCGGGAGAACGACCCACGGATGCCTCTATTCTCGGATAGAAAATCTAAAGTCACTTTTGGAAATGGACAATAACTAGGAGATAAGACAATGGCTTATCCTGCTATTCAAGGCCCATCAGGCCTTCGCCCTGTTAAAATGTTGAGCGGCGTATCGTTTGTTGGCCTAACCCGCCACTATAAGATTGCTAGTGGCTATGCTACTAACATCTTTTACGGAGACGCAGTTAAACTTGTAACAGGCGGAACTGTTGAACGTGAAGCCGCCGATGCAGCAATGACATACATCGGCATTTTCTTGGGCTGTACATACACAGACCCTAACTTAAAATATAAGTTATTTAGCCAGTTTTACCCTGCTAACACAGCGGCTACTGATATTGAAGCTTATGTGTCAGACACAGCAGATGTTTTGTTTAAAGTAGCTATCGTGTCTAGCAATGAAACAATTGGGTCTATGGCTCAATCTGACGTTGGTGCTAATGCCGCTCTTGTAGATAATACTGGTGATGTAAATACTGGTAACTCTCGTGTAGCTGTAAGCGAATCAACCGCGACCACTAACACACTGCCGGTACGTATCGTATCGTTGGTTGAAGAAACTAAGAATGCTGATGGTGAGTATACCGAAGCACTAGTTAAGTGGAACGACGGCCACCAATTCAATTCAACTACTGGCGTATAAGAGGTAATTAACTATGGCTATTTCACGCGCTCAGCTACTAAAAGAGCTACTGCCCGGATTAAATGCGTTGTTTGGTTTAGAGTACGGTAAGTACGAGAACGAACACGCACAAGTATTCGAAACAGAAACTTCTGACCGTAGCTTTGAAGAAGAGACGAAGTTATCAGGCTTTTCAGCGGCCCCCGTTAAGGCGGAAGGTTCAGCTATTGAGTATGACAACGCACAAGAAGCATGGACTGCACGTTACAACCACGAAACCATCGCAATGGGCTTCAGTATTACTGAAGAAGCAGTAGAGGATAACTTGTATGACTCGTTATCAGCTCGCTATACCTAAGCATTGGCTCGTGCTATGGCGTACACCAAGCAAGTTAAAGCAATGGCTATTCTAAATAGCGGTTTTGACGCAAACGTAACGTACGGCGACGGTAAAGCATTGTTCGCTACTAACCACCCGCTAGTTTCAGGTGGCACTAACTCTAACCGCCCAGCGGTCGCTGCTGACCTTAACGAGACTTCTCTTGAAGCCGCCGTTATTCAAATCAGCCAGTGGACTGACGAACGTGGTTTGTTGATTGCTGCCAAGCCTAAGAAACTTGTTGTACCACCACAGCTCATGTTCGTAGCAACTAGATTGCTAGAAACTGACCAACGTGTTGGCACTGCGGACAACGACTTGAACGCGATTAAGTCAAACGGAAGTATCCCTGAAGGTTATACAGTTAACCATTACTTGACGGATAATAACGCATGGTTCTTGACTACTGACATCCCTAACGGCCTGAAGCACTTTAACCGTGTGCCTCTAGCGACGTCAATGGATGGAGATTTTGATACCGGCAACTCTCGATATAAAGCGAGAGAGCGTTATTCGTTCGGTGTTTCTGACTCATTAGGTATATACGGTTC